AAACAAAAGACTTTACCTAAAGGACTACAAAAAAAAATAATGAAGTCCAAATCTAAAAAGAAAAAGTAATGGCTAAACTTTGTGCAAAAGGTAAAGCTGCTGCTAAACGAAAGTTTAAAGTATACCCCTCTGCATACGCAAATATGTATGCGAGTGGTGTATGTTCAGGTAGAATAAAACCTAAAGCAAAACGAAAGAGAAAATAATGTCCAAAGGTTTACGATCATGGGTACAAGCTAATTGGGTAGACATTGCTAATCCAAAAAAAAGTGGTGGCTTTCCCAAGTGTGGTCGTAGTGGTGGAGAGACAAGAAAAAACTATCCTAAATGTGTACCTGCTGCAAAAGCTAGATCCATGTCAGCTAGTCAAAGACGTGCTGCAGTATCAAGAAAACAAAAAGCTGAAAGAAAAACAAGACAAGATAAGAAACCTAACTACGCTAGGACTTAGACAATTCTTTTTTTACAATCTCGTAATCTTTCCAAATATATTCTAAAGGTTTCCATATCCCTGTTTGTCTTACCTTTGCTCTTCTATAATGAATGATGGTTGAGTGATCGTAATTAAAAAACATTCCCAACTTAGGTGTTGATATTTGGAAGTGTTCTAAAATATAATTAATAATAACTGATCGTGGTTTAATCATGTAAGCTAATCTTCTTCTACTCATGATTTCTTTAGTGCTAATATTATAATGTTTGCCGACAGTATATAATATCTTATTAAAAGTTTCATAACCTACGGGGTGCTTGTACTCGACTTGCTTTTTAATTCTATCTCGATCTTCTTTCATTTGTAGTTTGTCTGCAAGTGCCTGGCTTTTAAAAACTAAATGCGTTTCAGCTAACCTATAGCCATTCTTAAATCCTGTTCTATATATCTGTAGTTCTCTTGGTGATAGTTCTCTAAACATGATAGCTTTCATGCCAAGTTTAATTTGTTTCTTTTTCTTATTGATTATTTCTAAGTGCATAGTACCCTTTCAGTTGTTGCCAACTTTTGTTGTTGTTTTAACTTTGTTAATAAAAGACTAAGCTCTCATTAACTGGTCTTCATAATCTGCAACTCTCAAATGTAAGCTGTAACTTTCAGCTTTTAATTTGTTAGCCTTTTGCAACGTCTTGACATACAGTTCACTTTTCTTTCTCTGTAGGTCTCTCGTTTTCTGCAGACTTTCCTTGATCTTTATTAGATCTTGGTTGTTGTCCATCAGTTTTCTCCTTCACTATTGTGTGATCCCATTTAATTTCTTCGATCACGACTTCTACTAACTCTCCCTCATTTGAGGGGTCGGCAGCTTTCTTAACGGAATCAAACTTTTCTACATATTTAAAGTTTGCGTCTCCGTACTTTGTTCTTATAACCTTTTTGGTGGACTTGTCAATCATTGTAATCTCTTTCTAATATAAATTCTAGATTTTGTATGGCTTTTAATATATCCTCTTTACCATTTTTAAATGAGTGTCTCGACACATACTTCACAACACACCCCTCTTCAAATAACATACGATTAGCTTGGATATATTCGATAGGTTGGATTTTAAAATTGTCTTTGTAGTGTGAACCACCAATTTGTTTCTGTAATTTATTTTTATTCATATTGTTTGGAGTCTGTGGCGAAGGAAAACAACGTAAGAAAGTCAAGGGTAATGACTAAAACTCCGCCACAAACTTAGAGCCTAAGCTCTATCTTCTGTAATTACCATAAGTTCCAGTTTTTTGGTAGGGTTTTTTATACCCACCCATTGCTGGTTGTCCACCGCCACCTGCTGATGATTTACTTGCATCGTTAGGTTTTAATGAAACATTTACACCACCTGTGGCTTGTCCATCATCTGTTTCAGCACCGAAAGCAGCTTGACTATACCAACCATTAGCTTCTTGAGGGATATTAACACCAATAGTCCAGTTCTTGTCAGGTCTTTCTTCATTTTTGGGTGCAACAAAAAGAGGAGTATTATCTCCTTGTTCTCTTTTCATCTTCATTACATCCATAATGGTTTGCTTTAATACAGGATGGTTCGCAACAAGTTTTATGTATATATTACTCATTATGTTCTCCTATTTAGTTCATCCCCTCTTGTCTCTAACAGATCACTTATTTCTGCGTACAATTTGGGACTTTTGTTTTTAAGTGCAGTTTCAAGATAAGGATCAACTTCTTTCTTGACCCTTCTGTATTCATAAATGTTTTTACATCCTTGAATATCATTCTTGATGTGTTGCACATCTTTGTTTACATGAGTAGTTTGACTACCATGTTTCGGACCACTACTCTGTGGAATTTTGTTAGTTGAAAAAGGTTTGGCATTATAACCATCTTCTAAATCTAAACCTGTTTTCAAATGTAATGCGTTTAAGTAAGCATACTTCTTGGCATAACTCATACCATTACCTGTACCAAACTTATCTAGGTTTCCCATAGCACTACAACCAGATACTTCTACAAATTGTTTAGGATCTTCAACATCGTGTATCTTCATGTTGCAAGTCACCAATATAAAACTATCTGTCATTTGATTTTCGTATGTACAAACAGGATATAAGCCATTGTTCAATAAGGCTTCCATTGCCACCTTTTGTACTTCGTCATGTAGTAAAGGGTTGAAGTGCATACCTTGTACTTTCTTACCTTTAGCCACACCACCTGCTTCACAGGCAGCTTTGTGTAATTTTTGATATATGTTTATCTTCATGCGTCTATTCTCCATAGTTGTTTTATTATTTTACGTTGTTTGTCTGTTAGGTATTTATAATGGTAGTAATGATTAAGATCAGGAGGTTCTGAAATGTCAGCTAACTTTTGCAAATCCCCCTTACAATAAATAATCATTTGTTCCCAGTTATAAATTCTGTTTACCATTAGATTGTATTGGTATTCTAAATGGTCATCATACAATGCTGCGTGAGTATCATCGTAGATTAAATATTCTTTATCATTAACTAAAACTAAAAAAGGTTTCTTACCTGTACACTTCCAATAGAAAGCCACTTGTTTCCAATAGTCATCAAAGACAGCGTCATCGTTAAGGGTTTGTGTTTTAAAATAATATTCATCTTTACCTTTTTTCTTTACAATACTAGGTGGCTTAGTTTTAAGTTCTATAAATACATTGTCAGTCTCATAATCAATACGACCTATGATGTCGTGTAATAATTTCTTAGGTTTGTTCATCACATATCGTTCAGAAGTAATCTTATTTTTGCCACAAAGTTCCTTGACCACCTTTCTTGTTTGATCAATGGTTCTATGTGCATACTCAATCATGTGTTCTCTTGCGTAAGCATCTTTATGATCGACAGGTTCGTACTTATTAATATCTTCTAACTCCCTGCCAAACACCTCGTCATAGTTCCTGTTAGTTAATGTTATGGTTTTGTCTTTCCAATAAAGAGTTTCACATTCCATTCTTTGAGCTGTGTTATTAACTAGGTTTCCAAATCTAGGTTTGTATTGCATAGGAAACATACTTCTCTCTACTCCATCGTGATGTCCGTAGTTAAGATTAAATTTAGCTAGTGGCATACTAGAGCTAGAAGGCGACCAATGATCTAAGCCTTTACCATTATTTAATGTATCAAAATATTTTTTATCACTCATTGTTTTCAATCTGTGTTTATTTTATTTTAACCTATTTGTCAAATGAAAAAGGCGACCCATTTCTGAGCCGCCTTAGTTTATTTATTTAGAAATTGAAGTTGTATTCCAAATCATAGGTTTTTCTAATTGACCTGTATGACTCCAATTATTTATATCACTATCTTGTATTTGGCTTTTATTGATTTTTTTTCCACAATCAAGAACTTGCCAAAGTTTTAGGCTATCAAGTAATGATTTTTTTGAACTCCAACCATAATATTTTAATTGATCTTTAGACATATTTTTATTCCAGCAATCTTCATACTGACCAAAATATCCTAATACAGAATCAAAAATAATATTTGATGTAATTGTATTGCTTTCAAACATTACATAAATATTTTTTTCTATATCTGCATTTTCAGGAATAAAATCAACATAATGAATTACAATTTCATTTGTCTTTTTTAAACCCTCTAACCAATCAAACACTCGTTTATAATGTTGTTGTTCTTTTTTTGAAAAATCCTCACAAGTTTGATAATGATCATCGCAACAATGTTGAAGTTGCTTTATGCAATCATTATTTATTTTGTAAGTTTTTTTTATTGGTTGCATTTTTACCCTTTGTTGTTTTTA